ATCATATCATTAATAATATTTATTATTATACAATTGAATAATAAAACACCGGTTTATATTTAAAATCCACCAGGGAACTTAACGAGATTGGCACCAATACCGAATCCAGCACCAGAACGAGCACCAACGGCTAAGCTGGGAACATATGTATCAAGGATGCTGAATGTAGCAGCTGCGGTTAAAGCAATAAGGGCAACCTCATCCAAGTTAAGACCTCTCTTGGGGATGGCATATGCCGCAATAGCGACCATTAAACCCTCAACGAGGTATTTAATAGCTCTTTTGACTAATTCACCTAAATCTAACATACCACCTAACATTATTATATAATTTGAAAAGAAAAAAATAAATAAATATAAGAAACTAATATTTATAGTTCGTAAAATCACTTAAATATTAATAAAGTATGTATTAATAATGAGTTTTTCTAAACCTATTCCACCATCAAATGTTACCCTACAAACTAGTCCAGATGGTAGTCAAAACCCTAAATATGTTGATTTGTTAGATGAGGACAAGCCTATGGCTGGCCAGAAATTTGTATGTCTATCTTTTATTTCCCCTGAACATATTTTAAAGCAAAAGGATATGTTCTTATTCGAACAGTTTATTAAGAAGTGGGATTTTAGTAAGTCTATGGAGAAATTTACACAATTTCTAAACTTTATATCTTTCAAGTATCATCTTGAATTTGATAAACTTACCAAAGATTTACAAGAATTTATTAAAGATGAGCGTGACAATTTGCTCACTTCCACCATTGAAGATGATTTCAAGAATTTCTTAGACGAGCATGAAGAACGTCTAGAGAAGGAATTTGGGGAGAAGCATACATTTCAAACATCTATTCGTGGTATTAAGGTAAGAGGTGTATTCCCTACCCAACAAGAAGCAGAGTTGAGATGTAAGATGCTAAGACAAAATGACCCGAATCATGATGTATATGTAGGTCCGGTTGGTATTTGGGTTCCATTCCACCCAGAGGCATATAAGACGGGTCGTGTTGAATACATGGAAGAAACCCTCAATGAACTAATGAGTGAAAAGAAGAAGAACGAAGACAAGGCAAAGGACGAATTTGATGCGCGCGTAAAGGAGGCAAAGGAGAAGGCAATTGAAGAAAACAAGAAGAAGGCACTAGAATCGGGCAATAAATTAACTCAAACGATTAATGATAATGGCGACTTAGTTTCGGTAGCCAATATGAACACACAAGAGGCGGCTATGGGCGAAAACGCTACATTGGAAGACGTGAAGAATGAATTATTCGAGGGTGAAAATATTGTGACAAGCACAAATACTGACCACGGTCTATCCGCATTGGTAGGTGAAACGAATGTTGCTTAAATTAAATTACACCGATGAAGATTTAAAATGGGACAAAATAATATAGAAACAATACACTATTACTTTGTATATTATGTCAATTTCTCAATTCAAAACTCAAGCAAGTTTAAAAAACCATTTTCGCAAAATAATTAATAGAATCGGTGTATGTGATAGTGTAAAAACAACACATCCAGGCGATTTTTTGGATTTTTGTGAAGTATTCAAACGGCATTCTGATTATCCTGGAAAATTCATTGGATTTGTTGATATTAAAATCAAAAATAACCCTATATTTAAAAATCAATTAGATGTTTCGATTATAAAAGAGGACGGGTCAATTGATGATGTATCAGTAATGAATAATTGTATAACGGGAAAACCAAAGGATAAATTAAGAGCCAAAACAACGTTATATTATTTAAAAGTAGCTATGCGTGTTTCTATTCAACCACAAATAGAAGAATATAGACGTAACAATCGTCGCTTTAAAGTATGTGAAATATGTAATTTACATGGTCATGGAGGTGACCATGATAGAATCTATATAGACCATCATAGCGAAATATCGCCTTTTGCTAAATTATATAATGATTTTTTGGAGATCAATACGTTCCCTATTCCCGCATCATTTGATGATACAAATAGTCATTTGAAATCCTCAGTTCCCAACATGAAATGTTTCAAAGATTTAGATTATAATTTTGAAAAAAACTGGGTGCAATATCATAAAGAAAACGCTATTTTAAGAATGTTGTGTAGAAGATGTAATGAATCCCAACCAAAATATAAAAAATAATTGTCCCGTTTTAGATATTCAAGGGTGTAAATTAAATTAAATAAAATAAAATAATATTATCAGTAAATGATTATATTATTTCAATATACATACAATATATTTATGGCAAAATAAATGTAAAAATTGATTCTTTAACCGCGCTAGCTTAATAACTATAACTAGTAGTTTAACATATACGAAGATATAAATGATACCAACACCATTGCTAATTATAATATGTATTATCGCAGTTTCCGTTCTGATACTTATAATTAGAACATTCTTATCTAATATAGATAATGCGATAGATAATGCGATAAATCGGGCGTCTAATAAAAAGCCCCCTTTGAGCGAAAGGGAAATAAGCATATCCATCGTATAGAACTTATACGTTTAATAAAAAATTGATTATATAATACTCATAATAATTACTAAAAATATACAAATGGTAAAAGGTAATAATGATCAAGAAGATATCAAACGCGAATTATATAATAAAATAAAAGAATATGAAACCGAAGTTGCTAGGTGTAAAAATAAAATAGACGAGATAAACAATATAATTATACATACGTGTATTACTCAATACGGTGAGCATCAGTTTAAACGAGAAATAGAAAGTTGTATATATGGAGAATCCTATTTTATTTGTAAAAATTGTGGATATGAATGTTGAAGTAAATTAAATCGGGTCGTCCCAATTATTTAAATCGTCGTCAGGCAACTGAATCGCACTCGTAAAATCAGTAGATATATTTTTTGTTTTTATTTCTTCTTCCAATGCTTTATGCTTTACTAAAGCGTTAAATAATTGCCGCCTATTATGTAATACCAATGTTCGGTCTTTAATATAATTATCATTTCTTGCTTTGGAATCCATAATAGATTCAAATTCGGTGGTTAAAGCTTGTTTTGTTTCAATCAAAGTCAAATACTCTTCATCCATGGCTATTTTTATTTTAGACCATTCGCTCAATTTTTCGGTTACGTCTTGGTGTTCCCATAATTCTTCTTTCGTATGAGGACCCAATATATCCATTCTATATTCGATTTTATTATGTAAATTGGCGTATTTCTCTCGTAAATTGTGGATTCTTTCCTTTTGTTCATCGAATTTGTAATATTTTGAAACGGATAAAATAAGACTTATATAGGTAGAAATTGTAATTCCTGATACGGATACAATTGATTCAGTCGTAGCAAAGTAATTTTTTGTAGATTGTAAAAAACCAGAAACAGTTGATAATACAATGACTGAAATCTGAATATAACTAATATATGTATTAAGCTCGCTATATTTTATATCTAATAATCGCTTTGTCGATTTACATTCCTTTAAAATAAACATATTATTGTTAATCAGGGCATGTAATTCATTTTTAAATATAATAAACTCCTTGGTTTGCTTATAACTATGTCTGTCTTCTTCATTTGATTTTTGGTCAATTGGTGGCTTTGATGATGATACTATCGCCTGATTTATATTTTCTGGAATATGCTTTTTCTTGATATTATCGGCGATTGATTTGGCTGCCTTGTTTATAACTTCATCATGTGATTTAGTTATTACCTTTTCAAGAACTTCTAAATTAATAACGCCATTCGTGGGAATATCGTCTATATTTTTTGTATTTTTACTCATTATATATAAGAATACAAAATAATTTATTATTTTATTGTGAGATTATGAAGACATTAATTACACACTTTACCACTTACTTTTTTTTACTTGTATTTTAGGACCTGCCCCACGCTTCTGAGCACTATTTGGGTCATATATTTCATCTTCTTCATCACTATTAATGTCCTTTGATAATTCCCAAAATTCTTTCGAACCTAATCTAAAATTACTGTGATTTTGTGCCTTGTACCAAAAAATTTGGTCCTGTAATTTATTTGATTTTGCGTTATTATTGATAACAAGACATTCAAAATTTTCAGTACATTGGTCCATTACTTGACAAAATGATTCAAACGTAGGAAACATACCCGCATAATTTTCCCAAATACGTTTTCTATTGGCAATATACGGCTCTCTCAATATAAATACATAATCAATATTTGTTCTGAGATTGGGTGGTATACCTAGAGGATATTGCATAGTAATAATTAACATGATTTTCCAATGACGACCATTCATAAACAA